TCCAGTGACGTTGTTGCTCAGCCGCAATACGATTCTAGTGGTAACATTACTGGTACCAAAGCCGCTCCCGCAGGTGTTGCCCACTTAGGTATTTGGGACACCGTCCATTACACATCTACAAGTCTCACCACTAAGATGACTCCTGGTGAAGCACTTTATCCAGCTGCTGATGAAGCCAAAGTAACCAACAACACTACTGATGCTGATGGTACTGACACTGCTGGTGAACGTTGTTCCAGTGTGGTAGTTGCTCGTGTAATGAAGGGTGCTAGTGCTGCTAAAGCCACAGCTAACATTGCCAATACCACTTTGTATCCTATTAGGATCAAACTTTTGGTTTAATAAATACAAATTGGATTAAGGCACGTAAACCGTGCTTCCAACACTAATATAGGAGGAGTTGTCTACTATGGATCTTAAAGAAATGCAAAAGCTGTTTCATGAAACGGCTAACATTCATACACCAGAGGGTTTGGCCGCTTATCGTGCTTTCGCTGCTGCCCTTACAACTCCAATCCTGCAGAAGATTGAACTAGAATCCATTATGCGTCAGATGTTTGCGGTCGAAAGACTCGCTCCTGGTGCTCAGGCTGTCTATCCGGTAGCGGAAGACTTTGAAATTCCTGTTTGGGTTTTGCCTGGTTTGGGATATGTTGCTCAGAACTTCATCGAAGGTATCGGAGAAGAAGTATATGTTCCTACTTTTATGATTGATACCGCTGCGGATTGGAAAATCACTTACGCACGTGACTCTCGTATTGATATCGCTCAGAGAGCTGCTGCTCGTGCGGCCAAAGACCTAGCCAATTACGAAGAAGAGTGTGGATGGCGAGTAATTATGCCCGCCGCCACTTCATCCTTCACTGGTAAGGGTCTACTCGGTTCCCGTCCGGCTCCGATTTATGAAATCAAGCCGTCATCTACGGGTGCTGGTTATCTGTCAAAAGAACTTTTGAATAAAATGATTGTAGGTTTTAAGAGAATCGGTCGTCAGCTGACAGATCTTTATGTATCTCCTGAAGATGCTGCTGACATTCGTGAGTGGACTGACACTGATATTGACCCTGTAACTCGTCGTGAGATTTTCCAGGCGGCTGGTATGGGTAGTATTTGGAATGTTCGTCTCCATGAAATTCAGCATCTCGGTGCTACTGGTCTGTACAACATCAATGGTAACGCCGCGGCTTATGGAAAGTTCATTGCCGACTCTAATGAAGAATACAACGCATACGTTATTGAGAATCCTAACGTAACAAACGCTGATGGTACCGTTAATAATATCGGTGAAACTCAGGTTATGGGTTTCGATATGACAGCTAATGATTCCTTGGTTATGCCTATTCGTCAGGAGTTCCAAGCTCATGATGATCCTACTCTGCTTCGTGTTCAGAAACAAGGTTTCTTTGGATGGGCAGAATTGGGTTTTGCTTGTCTCGACAGCAGAATACTAGGTATGGGTATTATTGACCGTAGCCTATAATTTAATAAGTACCTCGCCTCTGTAAAGAGGCGAGGCACAAAAGCTCTATTATTTAACCTCTAAAGGGTAGACACTGTAAATGGTATTTGCTTTAAAATTTTTATTAGCGATTATACTTACAGAGGCCATAACAGAAGTAGTAGTAAAATCTGAGATATTTAGTCCACTCAGGGCAACGGTATTTCATTTAGGCCAGGACAATAAATTTTTTGACTGGCTTCACAATCTGCTTGATTGTGGGTATTGCTTCTCAATGTGGTCGGGTATGTTAATCGCTATTTTATTTTTCAGGAATTCACATCTTGTATCCAGTGGTGTAGATTGGTTTCTCTATGCCATTGTTTTACATAGATTGTCTAATCTTTTCCATAATATAATGGATAAGATACATGGAGTATAATACAGGACAAGGTAAAAAATCTAATTGAAAAGGAGAAGTTATTATGAAAGGTTATGTAATGAACACATCGACTATCTGGACCCATGCTATGAAACGATCAGTAGGTCCTGGAGCAAAAATTCCTCTTGATGAACTGTTTGAAGAATATGGAGTAAAACATGGTCTTCAGGAAGGAAAAGAATTTGTTGAGTGGCTTAAAAACGTAAAACTAAAAGATACCAAGAAATGGAAGATTACTTTAGAAGAAGACGTCCAGACAGCCGACCCAACAATTACTAATTCGGAAGTAGAAAAACCTGCTCATAAAGTTTCCGCCGGCGTAGCTCCACTTGTTAAATCCAAAATGACTGTTAAAGAAGTGGTAAATATGTCAGTTCGAACAGCTAGAGAAGAGCTTCCGAAGGTCCACGACCTAAATCTTTTAAAATATGCACTACAAGAGGCCAATCAACTTGCGGGTAAAGACAGTCTTTGTAAAATTATTAGGAAAAGAATTAGAGATTTACAAATCGCACGTTAAGCTTTAAAAACTCTACACAGAAGGAGAGATAAGCAATGGCTAGAAGTTTACTTAGACAGTTAGAGCAAATTAGACGTGCGGCCACTTATGACGACAACGTGGCCAACGTCAACTTGGCTGCTGTTGCTGAGCCTACCGTATCAGGATCTCTTGAAGAAGACACCAATGTTATCCGTACTTTGATGAAGCAAGTTAAAGGTACTACGAATTGGTATGATGATCCTGGGAAGTATTTCGATCCTACTAATACCGATGCGAGTAGTACAGAAAACAAGCAGCTTGATTTGTCTAATATCAAGAATAACACTCTTGATGCCAAAACTATCATCGTAGCTGTTTCTGATGATAATTCTGGAGCTAGTTATACAGTTTCGGGAACCACTACTGGTGTTTTATTGTCTCCCGTAAACACTAACTATGCTGATGCTGCAAACAGATTGGGTCTTCCTATCTTCGCTTCTACTGCCAATAACGGAAGCTATTTTGATGAAGGTGGAGACGACAACGTTTGTCGTATTGATGTTGTTAATGCCGAAGATGATTCTGAATTTGTGGACACCAGTGGTAACGTAGTATATGCTAAGTTCCATGATGGTGCTGATTTTGGTGGCTCTGGTGAAGGAACCGATGTATACGTTCGCTTTTACGCCAATAATACTCCTATCGATTTTTCCACCGTATCTGGTGTAAGCAGCGTTTATTTCGTATATCCCTTGCGTAAAAGACTTTCCGATATGCAGGAATACGATTGGTTGCGTACAGATTTTATCAGTTCTTGGGAAGGTGATATCGAGCTTATTGAAGATATTCAGAATCTCTGGGGCTATACAGGTTCTGCCAATAATGTAGATGGGACTACGGGTAGCTGGAATAACGCTACCGCTTCTTACCTGCTACAGGCAGACCCTTCAAATTTGAAGTCAGCTATTGACGCCATCAATGATGGTGTAGGTGCTCGTTTGTTTACAGAACAAAATTATATCACCAATGGTGATAGCATTAGTTCTGCTCTTAATAGTTTAGACCAAGAAATGAAAGACCTTTCCGATGCTATGGCAGCCGGTATTGGCGATAAATATGTTGAGTCAGTAGACACAATTATTTCTAAGAATACTGCTCATACTTTGCCTTACAGCATCACCTATACACCTGAAGATTCAGCGGGTCGTGAAGGTAAAAACATGGACGTCTTTATTGATGGTCAGCTTCTGGCTGCAGATACCGGGCTTAATGGGGCCAACGCTGATCGTGACTATGGTGAAAGTTCTGGTACTACAGTTACTTTCAGATTTGATATCCAGGCAGGTCGTAACATAACTTACATTGTTCGTCAATAATAAAAAATCCTAACGGGGGGAAGATGAGGTCATGGCAAATTATTTTACCTTAGAGTATGAGGATACTGCCAATACATCTCCCGGAAATGTGGTGTTAAACTATGGTTCTTCCACATCCGACGGGTTGACGGTACATGTATCTCTTTACGCCGGCCCTGGATTTACTGCCACACAATATAAAATGTGGGGCTTGCCGTTGGCCGAAGGACAGTCTGTTGTTACTGAAGAAAATGCTCAGTGGCAGGCTTTTACTCCTACGGCAACTGCTAGATTGGCTAGAACTAATAACCCGCAGTCTGCTTATGTTATATTTAAAGACGCTTCCGATAATGAAACGGCAACATTTCAATCTAATGAGGTTACATTTGGTTTTATAGATCCAATTATAAACAGTGATGTTACTTGGGCAACTGATTTCGAAGCTTTAGGTTTTAACTCTGCTACCGCTAATAGAATTTTCAAAAGTAGAGCTGACACTGGTGTCAACTTTAATAAAAGCGACATCACCCAGTTGTCATTTAGCGGGCGTAACTTTACTGGTTTAAGGATTAGTGACAATGCCGTTTACGTAGACCCAGACAGTGAGATTGGTAAGGTTATCAACTTAAATGCTAGTAGTTTTGTTACGATAGATAAGCAATTTACTTCTGCTGACAAACCTATAGTGACAGTCAGTTCCGGTACTGGAACCATTACTCCTTTAACGGATTACAATGGTAGTATTAGAAGTACTGTTTCTGGCTATGACGTGGGCCGTATATCCAACATAAGTTGGGACGCAGAAACTAAAAAGCTTACTTTCAGGGCATATAAATTTTCTACCTACGGTTTTGCTACCATTCAGAAAGTAGAATTTACTGCCGATTCACAAACCGCGGCTTATGTTGGAGATTCCGCTACTTTTAAAGTATATGTCCAGGACACAGATGGAAATCCCGTTGAGGGGGCTCCTGTAACTATTTCTGGAGTAAGCGGTAACATAGGTACTATCGAAGAATCTATTCCTCAAAATACAAATGCTGATGGTTTGGTAACGTTTACTTTGGATGTGAGTTCTGAAGGTTCCGTAGAATATAGTGCCCACGTTGACACTCATTTTACGGCCAATGATCTTATTATTCAAGGTATAGCTGTTGCTGGTCATCAAAGAAGTTTGCTTACTCAGTATGATCAGATAAGAAGATCAGCTACTTATGATGACAGCATTGCAGAAGTAAATTCAGCGACCGTAGCAGAGCCTACAACTCCCACAGTTTCAGGTTCATCGGATTCAGTTCTTGAACATGATATGAATGTTCTCAGAACTCTCTTGAAGCAGGTTAAAGGCACCACTAATTGGTTCGATGCTTCGTCTAATTACTTTGATCCTACAAATACTGATATTAACAGTACAGAGAACAAAGAAACTAAATTGTCCAACTTCAAGAATAATACTCTTGATAGTAAGACAATGATAGTGGCGGTTAGCGAATCCAATTCCGGTGCGGGGTTTAGTTTAACTCCAGGGGATGACGGCTTTTTATTTGACACTACTCTCACTTACGCCCTGCCTACCGATAGACGAGGACTTCCTATTTTTAAAAGCACCACTAATTCCGGTA